AGGAAGAGGATCGCGAGTTCCTCAACGGTCTGGACGACGCTCGTCTGGGACAGGTCGCGGCACTGGTGCCTGTGCCGGCCCCGAAGACCAACGAGGGTGAGGCGGTCCCGAAGACCGCTCCCGTCGTTCCCAAGACCAACGAGGTCGAGGCTCCCGCTCCCGTCGTTCCCAAGTCGGGTGTCGAGGGGTTGGAACAGACTGCTCCGGGCAGTATCTCGGTCGAGCAGTTTCTGAGTCAGGCCCCCGACGAGGTTCGGCAGGTCCTGAACGGTGCGATGGCGATTCGCACGAAGCAGCGCAAGACGATGGTTGACGCGCTCGTGGGCAACGCGCGGTGTCAATTCACTCGGGAACAGCTCGACGGCATGGACGATTCCACCCTGCGCAACATGGTGAGTCTCGCCCAGGTCCAGGTGTCCTTCGAGGCGAATGATACGGGCGACGGCGCCCCGACTCCTATGATTGACGACAGTAGGCCGGAGCCCATGCCCGTTCTCAACTGGAACAAGGACGGCGCGATCGAGGACGCTCCCAAGGAGTGAGTACTCAGTCGGTCGAGTAAGTTACAAGTCACTGACAGAGAGCCAGAGTAAGGAGGACAAAAGATGTCCGCAACGAAGAATACCATTGCTGTCTGGACCAACAACCCGCACAGGAAGGAGGCGCTTGCCTCGGGGGCAATGTACCCCGGCATGTGCGTCCAGCGCACGTCGGCGACAGTGGATACTGTCATTGTCCAGGCGACGGCGGAAGTCGCGCCGACCCCGCTGCTGATCCTCGAGGAAGACGAACTCCAGGGCAAGGAGCTGACTGAGGTCTATGCCACGGGCAAGCGGGTTTTCTTCCGCACGCCGTATCCTGGCGATTACTTTGGGCTCCTGCTCGCAGACGGGCAGAACGTCGCGAAGGCTGACTTCCTGACCCCAGTCGGCGACGGCACGTGGAAGAAGGCGACGGGCTCGATGATCAAGGTCGCCCAAGCCCTCGAGGCGAAGGATCTGTCGGCGAGTTCCAACACCGCCAACGACATCGTCCTCGCTGAGATCTGCTGACAGAGACACCAGACAAGGTTGAGTAGTTTTCCGATACTCGGAGACACACAGAAGGAGATCCAGAACATGCCCGCAGAGATTGTCTTTTCCCCGGATAGGCAGGGTATGCAGCCCTTCGGCGGAGTCGCCGAGGCACTGCTGGCCTGCAACATGAACACAGGTGCCCTCCGCACTAACACGGTCCTTCGGAAGGACGAGTGGAAGCAGATGGACACAGCCATTCTGAAGGCTGTCCGCTCGCGCCTGATCGGTGTCGCAGACCTCAAGTCGAAGGGCTTGGTCTTCGACCTGGGGCCCAACGCGCTCGCGACGATGCAGTTGGAGTATGAGAATGCTTCCAAACTGGGTCGGGCGACGATCAGCATGGATGGTGAGACTCAGGGTCGGCGTGACAGGATCACCTTCGGTCTCGGGTACCTGCCCATCCCCATCATTCACCAGGACTACAGTCTCAACGCACGTGTCCTGGCGGCCAGTCGTCTTCGCCAGTCGAAGCTCGACACCTCCACAGCGGTCGAGGCGGCCACGACTGTCGCGGAAGAGATTGAGATCATGCTCTTCCAGGGAACCTCGAGTTTCTCCTTCGGGAGCGGGGTGATCTACGGCTACACTGACGTGCCCAACAGGTCAACGGGGACCTTCACGGCGTGGACAGCATCGGGGGCGGATCCTGTCGCCAACATCATGACGATGAAGCAGGCGTTGATCACCAACAACTTCTTCGGCCCCTACATGGTCTACATTCCCACAGCCTATGAGACCGCTCTGGACGCCAACTACGTCACGGGCGCGGCGGCAGTGAACATCACTGTCAGGGAACGGATCATGAAGATCGGGAACATCCAGGACATCAAGGTCGCGGACTATCTGACGGCAGGGGCGGTCGTCATGGTCCAGATGACTGAGAACGTCGTCAGGATGGTCAGCGGTCTCGGCGTCCAGAACGTCGAGTGGAAAGGCGGGGGCGGCATGAGGACGAACTTCAAGGTTCTCACCATTGACGTTCCCCAGATCCGCTCCACGAAGGACAGCAAGGTAGGAGTGGCCCACTACACGGCGGCGTGAGTACTCTTCAGCTCTTGGGCATGGCTGGAGTGACAAAGGGCGACACTGGGGGCGGAGCGTAACAGCCCGTCCCCAGTGTTTTTGACGCACAGGACTAGGAGGTTCAGAAGATGGCACCTTATTACCGATTCAAGGTAGAAACAGGAGACTTCCGTCAGAAGGATGGGACGGTCTTCAATCGTGGAGAAGAGCTGACGTGCATTGAGGAGTTGGACAAGCTCTTCCCCAATGCCTTCACTCGACTGGCAGACATTCCTGACCCTGAAACGACCGAGCTCAAGGCCTTCTCTTTCGACTGGCGCGCCAAGCGCCGCGGGAGTCGGTACGAGCTGGTTCAGAAGGAGCGTGAGTCTGTACTGAATGACACACTCCTGACCAAGGCTGGTGCTGCCAACTTCCTGGGCCATGACTGGACAGAGTGCTGGGGGGCTATGCGGCTGTGGGAAGGTCAGACGGTCTTTATCGTCGGGGGAGGTCACTCTCTGAAGGGCTTTGACTTCAGTCCCATCCACGACGCTCGTGTGATCGGGGTGAACGACGCCTATACCTACGGTGACTGGGTCGACGTGTGCTACTTCGGTGACTGGCACTGGCTCGTCCATCACCAGGACTCTCTGAGAGAGTGGCCGAACATGAAGATCACCAATCGGGAAGAGTGCCTGGGCTTGCCTGGTGTCTTCACGATGGAGCGGAAGGGTCGCGGCTTCAATCTCCCCACACAGCTGCCGTGGTATCTCAACTCAGGCACGACAGCGATCGGGCTCGCCGCTATGCTCGGCGCAGAGACCATCGTCTTGCTCGGCTTCGATATGAAGTTGGGCCCCGAAGGTGAGTCGAACTGGCACCCCAACAACCTCAACACTTCGACAGACCGCACCTACAAGGGCTTCGTCCATCAGACGGAGCTCCTCGCCCTGGACTTGGGCAAGTCGTTCCCTGACGTCCAGGTGATCAACGCAGGGCCCGACTCCGACCTCGAGGTCTTCCCCAAGATGACTCTTGAGGAGGTCCTCAATGGCTGAGGAATGGACAGTTTCATGCGTGCTGCGCTCGGGCGGTGACTTTCGCGCTGAACATGTTCAAAGCCTCAAGCGGCAAGTTGAACGTCACTTCCAAAACCCTCACCGCTTTCTGTGTCTGAGTGACACCTACGTACCTCGCGTGGACTACAGGCTCTGTCGCGAGTACTGGCCGGGATGGTGGGGCAAGCTCGAACTCTTCTGGCTTCAGGCTGAGCTTGGGGGGCCGATGCTCTTCATCGACCTCGACACAGTCCTCGTCCATGACTTCAGTCTCCCTGATCCGGGCGCAGCGGAGTTCTGGATGATCCGTGACTTCCTCGCATGGGGGAAGGAAGAATACAAGTCTCGGTGGTGGGCGTCGGGGCTGATGGCGTGGAATCAGGACTTCTCCGCTGTCTTCGACAGGGCAGTCCAAGAGGGGATGGATCGAGTCGCGAGGTTCTATTCTTGGGACCAGATCTTCATTGGAAAAGCCTTGTCTGACATAGGCGGAATTGAGATGCGCGCTCTGAATGACGTACTGGACTTGGCAAGTTACAAAGTGCATAACCTCCAGAGTTCAAGTCAAGCACCCGACTCTCAGATCGTATGTTTCCACGGCACCCCACGTCCTTGGGACGTGACAACGCCGTGGGTGGTGGAGGCGAGACGGTAATGGCAGCACGAGTCACAGCCAGCGATATCCAGGGAATCATGCCTGACTATCCTGACAGCTTGACAGCCTTCATTGCTACGGCAACTCTGATAGTCGATGAGGAACTGGTAGGGACAGGGCAGTCGGATGCCAGACTGACTCAGATTGAGCTGTACCTGGCGTGCCACTTCGCTGCGCACAAGACGCCTCTCACTACTCAGGAAATGGTATCCAAGGTACAAGTTGCGCTCCAGCGAAACTCGCCAGGCAAGAACTTTGGCTCGACTCAGTACGGACAGACGGCAATGGCGCTGGACGCATCGGGCAAGCTCAAGGCTCTGTCAGACGGACAGGGCGGCAGCATGTACTTTGAGGGCGTGCAAGAGGACTGGCAGGGTATCGCAGAGGACGACTGACTTTGAACACCACACGATTCCTGAAGCAGAAGGCTGTCTACTGGGCGCGGGCGGGTCAAGATGTCCACGCCAATCCGACCTACTCTGCTGGTGTCGAAGTGAGCTGCCGATGGGAGTCGAGTGACGAAGAGGTAGTGGGCCCCGACGAGACCAAGATCGTCAGCCACCACCTGGCCCTAGTGGATCAGGATATGATTAACGGGAGCCTGATTTGGCTGGGCGAGTTGGCGAGTTGGACGGGGAGTGATCCTCCCACAGCATCGACCACTGACGTGTTCAGCATTCTCTCACTCAGCAAGATTCCTGATATGACGGCAGAGAACTTCGTCAGGGAGATCAAGATGTAATGGCTCTTGGGAACTCCAATGTCAAGGGTTTGGCTGCGGTACTTTCTAAGCTGTCGAAGGAGATTAGGAAGATTGAAGGCCGGACTGAACAGGGAATGATTCAGGCGGGCTTTCTCATTCAGCGGGAATCACAGCGCAATACCCCTGTAGACACGGGCAACCTGAGGGGAGGCGCAAGGACGAGTTGGGAACGCGCCCCTGGCAATTTCAAGGTTGCTGTTTCGTATCAGGCTCACTATGCTATTATAGTCCATGAGAGGTACGCGACACACAAGGTCGGAGACTGGAAGTACCTGCAAAGGGCGGTGACAGAGAATTGGTCGGCGATACTACACATGATCGCCAGTGAAGCGCAGATACCATGAATCCTGTATCCCAAGACATTGCAGCGGTGTTGGCAGCGGAAGGCTACGGTACTTTGGCGTCAGCATCGGATTGGGGCATCTATAGGCAGACAATGCCTGACAAGCCCAAGCGCTGCATTGTGGTACGGGAGACTCCATCCCCGCCCCCGGTGACCCCGCTGAATAGAGCCGTGACCAACACCAACCCTTGGGAAACAGCAGTGTTTCAGGTCGAGGTGAGGGGTGTCACTGACGCGGAGGTCTGGACAAAGATACGACTGATCGGCGGGTATCTGAATGGGAAGAAGCAGTGGCTGGTGACAGACCCCATAGCTCCTGTTGTGAAGTACAGCGCAGTGCTGCGCCTGTCAGATTACTTTCCGTTGGATACGGGGGCGCATGATTGTTTTTCACGGAGTGTGAACTTCACAGCGTATCGGCAAGAGCAGTTGCCCACGTAAGAGGCAGCCCACAAGGAGAAAGGCACAATGGACAGCGGCTTCGGACTCAGCATCGTATTCGGGACGTCAGGCTTCTCGGCTGACCTTCTCGACGTTACCCCACCGGGGGCGTCGAGGGAAGCCATTGATGTCAGTCACATGGGAAACTCGGGGTTCAAGGAGTTCATCCCCTCGGATCTGGTCGATTGGGGCGAATGCAAGATGACTGTCGGGTTTGACCCGGCCACTTCCCCGCCGATCTCGTCCGCAGCGGAGACCATCACCATCACCTTCCCTGACGGCACGACTTGGGCCTTCTCAGGGTTCATGACGGGGTATGAGCCAAAGGCGCCGATGGAAGACAAGATGACAGGTGAGGTCACTGTCAAGGTCTCGGGTGAGCCGACCATCACCTGATCGTAGGGCATAGGGCATACTGACTCAGGGGGCGTCGTGCCCCCTGAGTCAGTCAC